ATGAAGTTGTGGATTCTTTAAAAAAGAAAACATCTAAAAGTAAATCTAATACTAGCTTTACTTGTTTAGGCTGATATGCTAATATTGGAACGTACTTTCTAAAAGTAGGATCGTTCATGCCAACAAAGCGTGGTCGACTCACTTTAAAGTTCGATCCTAATCTATCTAGGTATGGTCGACTAGCTGTCTTAATAAACATTTGCTTTCTAACTTCTTCTACAAGGTCAGCTAGATTTTGATCTGATTCACCCAATGCACCAATAAGTGCTTGCCAGTTAGGATTTGCACGCGTCTTTAAAAAACGCGGCATCTGGTCATGTAATCGATCTGTTTTGTTCTTATTATTGGCCATTATGCTACACTAATGTCATCTGGTTCAATAAACGCTTTTTCATTATCTGCTATAGATATACGCTCTGTACTTGGTGAAGGTATACTAAATGTAACAGCTTCAACACCAGTTATATCCATAACTGCTACTATCATTTCAGATAAAATCACATCTTCACCAACACCTAAATTATCGATATACGTAATAATAGCTGATTTAATATCATTACTAATTTCATTAAGGTTAACACCTTCATTTGTTGTAGCTTCTATAGAAACAATAACACGTCTAATAAGCGGTGGAAGTGATTCAATAATGCCACCGATAGCTCTTCTGCCAGGGTAACTAACAGGATCAGGTTCAAAACCATCTACTATTCGCTGTACAGTTCTAAGTAAGCCGGTATAGTAAGTATACCCATCTATGCCAGTAACAATATCTTTAGAATAATCTAGTTTACCAATGGGTACTATTTTAGTTCCATTAGCTTGAGACATCTTGTCAACCCTTGTTGGCGGTGACATATATAGTTGTCTTCGATCTTGATTAAAACTATCAATTACGCTATGTTCAATAACTCTAACACTCTTATAGAGATTGCTATCACCCTCTAAAATAAAGTATCCAAGAGGAGCTACAAATATAAGTTGATTTGATTCTGTAAGTCCAGCAGCATTTTCAATACGCACAAACGGCCTATATCCTGAATCGGTACCGATTTGTGTAATTTCAAATGTTCCACTGTTTTGAGAAGAAAACCAATTAGGGTTAGCAATATCATCTACGAAGATTTTATCCCCAATTCGTACTGAATCACCTTCAAAAAATTCTATATCATTAACGCTCTGTAAATAATTACCTGTACCAATGCCACTGTTTTGATCAAGAGCAATACCTACTGATGTAGATGAGGTTCCTTCGTAATTCTTTCCGATAACTACTCGTGTTGCTAATGTACTCGCAACTGGCAATCCACCAGCATCTAATAAGGCAGTTACTTGAACAAATAGAGTTTCATCATCTTCAGGTTTCTTTATCCAATCGCCTATAGATAGATTTTTGAATGTTCCTGCTAAACCAGTAACTTCATCTACATTAGATGTCCATGTTGCTGTTAGTTCAAGATTGTTGAAAGGAATAATTGTATTGAGTTCTTCAACTGCTACTTCATTTTGATAAATAATGCTAGCATTATCAACTGCCAATACTCTAAATTCACCAGAATTATTATTGGCAAACGTAGTTCCTTGAATAACCATGACATCATCAACTGCTATACCATTGTCAACAAAACGTGGAGCTTCACCATCAACATAAGACAAGCGATACAGATCATTGAATCCTATTGATTCTATTTTATATCTTGTAGTTGTCTTGCTAGAATTAATTATATTACCAGCAGGAAATACAGCATCTGGGGTTGTACCAAGAGTGTCAGTAAAAGTAATAGTCTGTGGATCTACTACAGATAGTACAGTAGTAGATTGTGCTAATCCATTATCACTTAATGTGAAAGTATCACCTTCACGGAGTTTATGAGGAGAGGCAGTCTGTAATGTTACTGTTCCACCTGGTGATCCCACTAATGTACCCTGTACAACTTGGGCTTTTGCAGCATGGGCTAAATCCCATTTCACAATAGGAGATGGAGTAATATCTACATTACCAGTACCAATAAATTCATCAGTCATAGCAACACCATCAGAGTTAACAACGTCAACCCATCGACTGGCTGCATTAACTGCAATTATTGGAAGACCTGCGACAGCACCACTACCATTTAATTTTGCCTTATTACCACTATTCCAAGTTGCAGGAAAAGTTCCCCATGCAACCAAGAGATCGCCTTCAACAACATCATCAAGATTAGCACCTTGTTCCTGTATGCCACCAAATTCAGATAGGAAGTCAACATTGCCTAATAATGTAATTGCTAGGGCTGACACAATTGCATCTTCAGTATCAGAAGATAAAATATCTACTTCAATTTGATGGGTCGCACCAGTATACAATGCACCAGTTGGTGTAGTACCTGCTGCATCAATATCAAACCATACTGCGAATGAAACAGTTCCCGCTTGATTTTCAAAATAATAATAATCTGCTTGATTTGGTAAAGCATTTACAGTTAATCTAAAGTTTTGTGCAGTAGATGCAGTACCAGCATCCACCGTATCTATTTCAAGTGCTGGAGCATCAACTGAATCATCTTCTAATTGATCACTGGGAGATGCACCTACAATTACGCCAACTGTATCATCAGTTATATTGAAGTATGAGCCGCCATCATTATGAGTCCAGCGCCATACCGTGCCAGCTGGACGTACATATGTTGCAGATACATCTGCTATTGTAAATCTAACAACACTACTAAGTGCTGTATCCTTATGGTTCCATTTGTATTCTGTATCATTGCCGCCACCACGGACAACATCAATACTATCGGAACTACCTAATCTAGATTTTCTTTTTACGCTTTTTGTATTTTGAACTTCAACAATATCACCAGTTGTAAGAGCAACAGGTAGAGCACGAGTTTTAACCTGTAAGAAATTGCCGCCCGAAACTGGTCCTGGAGTTACTTGTGCTTCTCCAAATATTGAATATTCAATATCATTACCATTTCCGCCAACTACCTCTACAGCTCCTTGTGAACCAAGTAACTTAGATTTAATTTGAATTCTTCTAATAGCATTAGAGATACTAATATCAGATACAATAGGTAGCTGTGAAAGAGCTTTTTGTGTAAAGTGATGAAGTGTGTTATTTAAAGTTACGGGTGTTAATTTAAAGTATTCACCTGTAGAGCCATCTTCATTTGGTGTTGTATCTACACTATATGCTAGAGGTGCTTCACCATGTAAAACCATATCTCGTTTTAAAGTAAAGTGTGGATCTAAATTATTGAAATCCTTAATCCAAGACTGACTATCAACAAGTATGATGTAATCATTTTTAGTAGAGATAGGATCAGGATCATGGTCGTATGATAGTGATGCACTGAAATCTGCAGGACCAACTGGTGTATATACTTCATCGCGTGTTGCAAGTGTGATTGGGCTAGTACCATCTATCAATGCAGCAACAAGAAGCGGACTTTCAGTTACTTTTGAAACAATATCAGTAACTGCTGTGCCAGTTAGAGAATACATTGAGAATGCTGTTGGTGTTATGATTGTTTCAAAAATATCATCAACACCTGGAGTAACTTCAGTAACTGTGAAACCTGTTGTACCAGCACTAGCTGCAGGTCGTACACCATTTGTAACATCTGTAACTGTTATTTCATTAGTTGAAACTGTTGCAGATACAAATTGGGCATCAGCAACAATAAAGACTGCTGTTTTAGTTGCTACTGTTGCTGCAGAATCACCTGATAGTACAGTGGTGATCTCTATTGCACGATCTGCACCGTGTAGAGGTACTGGAGTAATACCAGAAGTATCATACCAAAAAGCAACACTACCATTTTGATCCTGGAGAATAAAGTAGGTACCGTCTAGTGACGTATCTGGTGAACCGTTAGTTCCACCATTATCTAAGAAACCAGATGTACCAAGATTTAATGCACCAAGGTTACCATTACTTAAATTTGTTATAGTTACAACATCACCACCAGAACTAGAAGAAAATTCTGAATCAGATGTTATAGCTGCAGCGATTAGTGTAGCTACAGTACTAGATGTTGCAGCCGCTGCTGGATTAATCTCTATTGATCTTGCAGCACCATGAGCAGGTTCTGGTGTACCGTTATCATCAGTATCAAACCAGATAGCTACAGTACCAGCTGTATCTTCAATTATGAAATACAAACCATCAACTGCAGCACCGCCAAGACCGTTAACATCTACTGAATATATTTCAGGGGTACCAAGAATATCGTCAACTGTATCTACTTGAGTAACTTCTTGAGTACCTACAAAAGTTGTTGCACCATTTGGATTATAGAGTTCTACATAATCTGAACTATCATCAACAGCTAATAAACTAAATACACCTGAATTAGCTGCTGTTAGACCCGATCCTGCTTGAACACTTAGAATATCTCCCGCAATAACAGAACCAAGAGCTAGAGTATTATTGAATGTATATCTAAAGACCGTTCCAGCTGGATATGTAGGATATGAACCTGAAACATCTGTAATAGCTATTGTATCGCCTGATGTTTCGCCTATTGGTTTTTCAGGACCAGATCCAAATACATATGTTACACGTGAATAGTCGGGATTGTTTACATGGAATATAGAATTATCTTCATCAGATGTCTCTGGGTACTCTATCTGAAACTGGATATTTTCACCATGAGGACCATATTCCGAAGCACGAATCATTAGAGCACCGCCGCCAGATCCAGCACCTCCAGAGACATACCAGTTTCTAGCACGAAACCATACAGCATAATCCTCAAACTCAGTACCGTTTGTTGCTTTGCCCCAAACTTGAAGATTACCAAATGTAATTCCTGGTTCATTATCTGCATCATCGGCAGAGAATGATAATGTAGTAGGAGGAAAGTCTGAATTAATTTGACCTGTTCTAGACATTCTAACATCTATAGTTTTAGCAACAGCATCTTGATCAAGTATGAATACAATGCTATCATCTGGACTAATAGAAAGTGGTCGCATTAAATTAAATTCTTCACCTGCAGAAACATCCATCAATGTTCTAGGCAAAGCGTGCTGAGTTCCTACCTTATCGCCAATAAGTATATCGCGAATAGCTCTATATTGTCCCTTATTCGATCCATCTAGGAAATTCACTATATCGCTGTAATCTACAAGAGGTTGTAATAGTACACCAGTAGATTCCAACTCTTCACTATATGTATCTACACCATCTTCACCAGGCTCAATACTGTCCGTAAATGATCCATTTATATCACTATATGTAACACGGTCCAACCATACAGTTTTGCCTGTAACACCATCAGCATCTACGCTTGTTGGAGTTGTACGCTTAAAATAAGCTATAAAATCTTTATTAGCTGTTCTATTAGCAATATGCGATTCATTACCAGTTTGATGGCCAGCTAGTGGAAATAGTGCAAGAGCATTACCAGAACCAGCTGCAGTAGCTATAGTTCCATTTTCTTCTGTATTGGACGTAATTTGTATTGCGTTTGTTTTAAATATACTAGCATCTACGTTAACTAGATTTTCATCTATAGAGTCAACAATGTCTTGTACTGCAGCAGAAGCTGGTGTAACTAAGAAAGAACCCTTCCAAAGCTGCGGGTATGAAGATGCACTAAAAGCTTGAATATCTTCAGATGCTTCAACTACATGAGCACCAGGTACTATATTAACGTTTTTAACTTCTATGTAAAATGTAGAAGGTGTAGTTGGACTATGTTCACCTTTAGAAATTATTTTAAACAATCCTGTATTAGCAGGATCTATCCATGGGCTTAAAGCACCGCGATTTGCTATAAATAGATAATCACCGGCAAGCACAGTATTAAATGCTGATATTGAATCTGATGTAAGTCTCATGGTATCGCTACCTTCATCAGTTACGGTAATAGTATTGCCAATTGCAATACCAACACCAACACGGAGAACAACTTCTTTAGAATCAGCGACAACTATAAGATTTGCTGGACGACTATTTGAATCCGTACCAACATTGTAAACACCAGTAGGAGTAGTGGCAGATGTTACACTACCCTTAGCATCCTCAGTTCCAGCTGCTATTGAATCTCCAGACTCAATATCGGTAAGGATACGAACATTCCCAGTTTGACGATTTAATTGGAAATCAGAATTTCTACCAGTTACTTCAGTATTTTGATCACCAAATATAGAATCAGAATATGAACCACCAATAACCTTCAATGAAGAACTGTTGCCTTCTCTATTGGAGACTATTTGCATTCTTCCACTTGAGGTAGCTGTAGCTGTAATACCTGCAAATTTATTATTGAACGCAGTAACCCAATCTCCTACTTCAAGTGTAGGAAATGGAGATCCGCCAAAATCAGATGTTGTGAAAGTTCTATTTTGTGGAGGTGTACCATCAACTTCAATTATAATATTACCATTACCAACGATGCTCCATGTTGAGAACAAGTTTGTTAATAGTGTTGCTGCTCGTTCACGTTCATTTAATAAAGTTCTATTTTGATATAAACGAATATATGAGAATTCATTTGTTGGAAACTTTAAAACATTATTTGCAAATAGCGAAGAATCCTCACCAGGCGTTAAAGCAGAAACTTGGATTGTTTCCGCCTCATGATTTAAAGGAAACAATAGGATTCGTGATGAATTGGCGGTAAAAGTTGCTCTAAAAGATTGTGCTTGATCATTTATAACAATGATGATTTCAGATATAGTTGCAGCAGCAATATTTCTAAACTGAGATGCAGTGAATAAAATAGATTCTTCTATTCCATCTACCAACACTCTAAGTTGCATTTGCTCAGTTATCTCATAAGGACCTTCAACTGTATTTATAGTTTGTGGTCTAGGTAGAGGAAAATTTGCAAGTTGTAAGAACTCTTCATTACCAGTTGCTTCATTCAATAAAATATCTACTGATTGGCCAGTAAAAGATGGTTCAAATCCACTCCCATCATCTAAATATAATATTGATGGATCGCCGATACTTGGTGGCTCAGTGATAACTGCAGATACTACTTGTTTACCGTCGTCTGGATCTGATACACCTATGACAGATGACAAGATTGCTTGCTTAGTACCTCGTGCTAGTGTACTAGAGAATGATTTGATACGCTCTCTATATTCGTCATCAGACTCAACATCTAATCCACTGGTTAGCGGAGTTGTATTTGACACTGCTGCACCGGGAAATGGATCACTAATAAAAGTTGTAATTGTGTTTATGCCGGCATTACTCTGAGTACCACTAGAAGTGGCAATAATATCCACATTTCCTACTGTATCTTCGCCAGCCGGAATAACAGCATCTCGTAGAATTTCATATTCTATTGCTGGGTTCTGATTGTTTGCAGGTATCTGTACTGATGTTCCTGCTACAATTAATCTATCTGTAGTTCCCTGACCATCTATAACGGTGTCAGATATAAGATGATCTTTTTCAAGTGCAACACCTAAACCAATAGTATAAAATGTTGTATTATTGGTTATTGTTGTATAAGGAATTGGGCCTTCGAAATTCGGCGTACCACGACCGATGAATAGATTACCAGCTACGACAACTGGAATGCCTACGGGTAGAGATAGAGTTGTCCAGTCTGAGGCATCATTAACGAAGATCTGTGTAGAGCCAGCGATAGGTGGCAATTTTACTTGATATAAACCGGTAGACTTTTTAGTTATATTGGTATCAGTAATAGTAACAAAGCCAGTAGCTCTACGAGCTGGAGTTCTATTGAGTCCAAAGTCGGCTCCTCTAGAATCTAGATCGTTATTGCGAGTAGCGTCGATACTTAATAATTCTAAAATATTAAGAACAGAAGCATTATTCTCAAAGTCGATTTGAGCAGCTGCTTCCAGTAAGGTTAATAGAACAGATCCAGTATTGACATCGTTTACAGGTGAATCAGCAATCACCTTACGAACCATTTCGCCTAGTATCTCATTATAGCTTTTTATATCTACGGCCATTACTGTCCTTAACCTGTGTTAATCGTGAAACTTATAGGAACTAGCGTACCAGAGCCTGCCATTCTAACCACTAGATTAATACTAGCAGCTCCATTTAAAACACCCACTTGTAGGGTTTCTATTCTGTCAAAGCGTTCATCTAACTCTACCATATTAGTTATACCTGCTACGAGTGCCTGCTTAACTGTATTTGGATCAGTAGTTCTAGTACCTACAACCACAGGTAGTCCAAAATTAGGATGTCTATGGCTTTGTCCTTGTTCACTTAACATTTTAATCTGCATTGCCTGAACTGCATTAGGTAGTCCAAAATTTAATTGTAGATCTCCAGTGGATGTAAAAGTCAAATCAAGATTGTCATTTAACAGTAAATCTACTCCTGCTAGCTTTTCATCTTCTGCGGCTGACTCTAAGAAAAACGGAACATCACCTGGTTTCTTAGCTGATATTGGCTCTTCAGAGGGGATTAACACTAAGAAATTACTATTAATAGTGTTAGGTTTAAATACCCTAATGTGAGCATTCTCATTAAGTTTATATATATCTAAATTATTATTCCCATTGAATTCTAGCACAATTTCACCAGAAATCGGTATCTCTTTAATATTTAAGATAGATCTTTGATCAGGGAATTTAACTGTATCCGATTGTATAAAAATTACCTGATTAATATATAGTTTATTTATATTAGCGTTACCTGAACCATCTAGGGCTCCAAAGTTCAACTGATTGTCATCACCATTAGCTATTACAGGAATAGCTTGACCTATCTCATCTACATATGGTGGCTTAAGACCATTTGCTATAGCTATTTCTATCCAACGATCTGGATTTCCAAAATGCCTCGAAGCTAAATCCTGCAAACTATCACCGAAAAACATTCGCACTAATCGACCAGATCGACCAGTTACAATCTCTATTTCATCATTTTTAGCATTAGCTCTAGCAAGAGCAAATGGATCTATAGTTACAGTATTCAATGAGCCAGTGTTAGCTAATATAAAATCTACTGTTTTAATGGCTCGCTGGAAATTTTGCATATTGTTAATGTCTTTAATATTGACATTTCGTAAAGTAGCTGAAGAGCTTCTATCAAATATAGTGTTATATGTGCTATCTGATAGTCCAACATCATCAGCCATACTATCTCTAGCATTAATCATATTGTTTCGCATATTAATAAAATCAGTTTTAATAAAACGTTGAGCAGCTAATACTCTACGAGATATTAAAGTGTTTTCTTCTTTAGTTATAGGGAGTGAAGAAGCTTCTACATTCTGCCATACAGTGTAAAAATGTGTTATTACTCTACTGTCAGAGAATGGATTAACTGTCTGATTCTGACTATTTTTCTGTACAGTTATCAATCGTGTTAAATCTTCAATCTGTTTATCTAGCAAATCAGGATGAGAGAATGATGATCGTTTATCTTTAAGGTCGTTTACGATAAATTCCCAGTTATCGCGGAAATACTCCCAACGAAGTTTTATTATTTCTGGTATTTCAGCAAGAGTTACAGGAGCTCCAGATCTAGTCTTATACCACAGACTAAGATCTGCTAAACTGCTGAAACCAGCTGCTACTACAGTTCTTGACATTTAAAATACCGCACTAATTAATGTTGCTGCATCGCCAGCTATAGCAGACATTTTAGAAAATGCTGATTGACCTTCTAATCCATCTATGCCTAATTTAGCTAAATTATTATTTAAATTATCTTTTTCATCTATAGAACCATTAACATCTCTTAAGTTGTATGCTCGTAGACGTATTGAATAATTATATAACATTGGACTCTCTTTAGATTTAATAAGAGTAAAATCCATTGGAACACAATCATATCGAATATTGTCCTTATAATTTAAAAACTGTATTGGATGAACTTGTCGTTTTTTAGATGCTCCACCGCTTCCAGCACTAGCTCCCGGATTGGCTCCAGCAGCATCTTGCTTATATTTTAGGAAGAACTGATACAATTGGTGAAATGCAAAGTAACCACTTTTATTAGTGCGTATACCGGTGTTGTTTGTTGGTCCACCAGTAAAACCAGTTATAGTATCTGAAACTTGACTAAGTGTATTTGTTACTTCTGGCAGAAACCCACCTAATACCTTATTTAATTTGGCTACACTGCTATCATCTTGAAAAGAGTCACGTCCAGCACCTTGTGTAGATGCTGCAGTGGTACCCTGTTCTTCTGGCATAACAAATCTAGGTGAATATCCAGTTGTACCAGTTATAGATATATCGTAATACCTAACTTCTGAATGCTCTTCAACAACACCGTATAGGGTTGTTATAATATTAGTCGCAAAGTGGGTTTTTACATTTAGATTACTTGGGGCTATAGGTAGCCACATAGTTGATTTAGCTTTATCGCCAGTTTTTTCATCTCTACTAAAGAACGAGAAGCCGTATGGTAAAGCTTTATACCAGTTTTTTTCTACAATAGTGTAAGGGGCACCATTAGCACCTTGATTACTAGGTACTGCACCAGCAGTAGATGAACTACCTATAAATTGTTTTGCTGCTGCAGGTAGAGGTATACCACTCATAAAATTCTCCAGTTACTCTAATTATATAGCAACTTTAATCATTAACTTCCAACATCATCACCAATACTATCAGTAGAGTCATTTCCACTAAAACTAGCTGATCCAGCAGAGCTAAGTGAACTTATTAATGTTTTTATTTTTAATTGTAAAGCTATAACTTGAGGCCAAGTTGGGGCTGTTAATATAGGTGTACATGGGCCAACAGGACTAGTGACTACGACGGTACCTAATGCATCTATAAGGTCCGATAATCCTTGAAATAATTCAAATACATCATTGCCAATAGCCATTTTAATACCCTTCATACTGACTAGCGTAGATTCTACAGTATGACTGATAGCTGCTTTCATAGATATAGTTTTAGCCTCTGCCGCAACAGTATCAGCTTTTAAATTAAAGAAACCGGTGAATGGGGTACCGCTTAATTCTATTTTAGCCGTTCCAGATTTTAAAATTAAATTTCCAGTAACAAGGCTTTTCTCTAATTTAATGAGCATGCCTTTACCATCAGTAACCATGAAACTACCATCAGGATCAAATCCATAGAATGAACCTGCAAGATTTGGTAGATATATCGGTGCTGGAGGAGTTTGACCAAGAGGTGGAAGTGCTAATGCTTTTTCGTTGAGTGGATTAGCACCATTAAAAGTAACCTTATATGAACCATTTGCTCTTATTTGTGTTTCTATTCCGTTGAACCTATTTATATACTCAATAGAGCCTTTCTTAGTTGACTCATTCTTGTCCTGAACTCTAGCGGGATGTTGGCATCCGCCTAAGATAACACCTTCTCTAGATTGTCCGTCTAAAAAAGCTACTATCACGACATCACCAGCTCGTTTATTAAACGTACCAGCAGAAGGAGGTAGTAGGTTATTGGCTGGAAAATTCTTTATCCAAGGACGCACACGGTATTCTTCAAAATTATGAACTCCACCCCATCTAGCCATCAATATACAAGATACAGGTATTTGACGACCACCTCGTGCAACTTCAACTATATATCTAGTAGATCCGTCTTTAAGTACACGCTCTTCACGAACTATACCAATACGTATAGCATTATCGTTATTTTCTACTACAGCGCGAGTATATCTATCGGGGACGATAGAACTATCGCGTACGCTGTAGTCAAATTCCCCGTTCATTAGCTACCCTTCAATTTTTGAATATCTGGATCTTTTTCATTTGAAGTACCAAATACATTACTATTCTTTTTATCAACAGGTGCAGCTTTATTTGCCTGTGCATCAAGTGCACCATCCGGTGTGTTAGCTGGTGAATCACTTAAAGTATCGTGTGTCTGAACTAGTGTTTCTACACTTGGTAAACCTGCTGGTAAAGACGAACCACCTCCACCAGCCCCAATGAGATTTCCCTTAGCATCAGTTATAACACCTCTAACAAAACTAACAGTAGTTATAAAGGTACGCGCACCACTCTCAGGATCAACACTAAAGTTATTACGTATAGCTTCTACATGCGCCAATAGGTAAGTGGTAGTAGTTGCACTAGCATGTCTAGAACTTAACTTTCCCTCACCTAGTATAGAAGCATCTATTTTAATATTATCCCCAACCTGTATATACTTATCCTGTCCAATAAAGTTAATAGAACCACTCAGCATAATATGTGTATTGAAGTACCATTCTCTCATTAAATGACGCCACTTCATAGCAGCAAGTACTACAGGTGTTTTATCGTTATATGGCATGTAGTACACTTCTTGAATCATTGGTTTGAAACCTTCGCGTTCATATGCAGGTTTATCAATTATCTGACTTTCTAATTTAGCTTCAGCTTGAAAAAGTTCTGGTACTAATTGTGGTTGTGGACGAAGTTCAATAAAATTAATCTTATCTCGCCAATTTGTGCCTGAACTAATAGTTAACACATCGTTTAATGGAATATCAATTTGTCGTACATATTTAAAAGGAGATACCAGCTCTGACACACTTCCTGAAGCAATATCACTTGCCGCTCTATTAACAAATGGTCGTATGCGATGGTATAGTGTGAATTTAGGTTTATCGCCAGTCCAACGTATATCTGGAAACATTTCATAAAGGATAGGATTGGAATTGTCTACTAGTACCTGCCAAAAACTATGCATACCATATAGTGATGCTGGGTCTGGATACCCATGAGCTTCTTCTGGATCACCACCGTAAGTATCTTGCTTAACTAATACCCCATGTTGTCTATCTATGATTTCAGCAAAATTTACAGAAGCTCCACCTGATGAACCCTGCATATAATTAGCAACTTCTTTTGGAAGTTTAAATTGTGCTTCAGATGATAATTGTAAAGCACCGCTTAATTTTTGTGGATTTGAACTATTCGTTTTATATTTTGAATTAGAATTACTAACAGCATTATTTAATGCTTTTGATAAATCTGAAATAGGTGATCCCCATACATTTATAATAGCATCTACTATTTCTGAACTAGATGGTAACTTTTTATCACCAGCCCATTCAAGAAACATATTGTCAGCTAATATACGCTGAGAATGACCCAATGGACCTAGAGAATCTTGACTATTATTTCTAGTAATTGGATCTATATATAGTTGTGTATCAAATACACTACCCCAATCTCTACCAGTAACAATATAGGCAGTCGACCTAGCCCCTGTTTCTTGATTAACATCTACTGTTTGATGGACTGCATCAATTCGTCCAATCATTTTAAGTGTACGAGAATCTGCCTTACCAACATTATGTTTATCAATGGCTGTAAGCGGATCTTGTGACATAAGAATAGCACACCAACTTCCAGGAGTTATTCTCGCTGTCCAATTTACAGTCGGTGCCAGCCTACATTCGAAAGATCCAGCAGGTGTAGATTTAGATTTACTAGTAGCCATGCTTATCAAAGATACAGTGTTTAAAATAACTTCATCTATTTTATTAATAGTTGCAGCATTACTATCTGCAGCACTCAATCTCTCATTATAGTTCCAAATAATAAGGGCAGCTCCCGGATTGACTATCCTATGATTAATAGTCACGACCTCTCCTTTGGTTTGGATTAGGATGATGTAGAACACCTGACCCAGGAGTTTGTCCATAACCGCTCTTACCATATTTCCCTAAGATTTCACCTATATGAGTCACTAGATTATTCATGCTTGCAGTAAACCCCGTAATACTATTATGGAATTTATCGAAATCAGCACCTGATTGTTGAGTTGGAATTCCATGCTCATCAACAGCCCTTTTTGTTTCATCTTGTAGTCGTGTTGGGTCTAATGTATTGGCTATAGTTATTAATTTCTCTCCAACTGCATTAAAACCTGCTATAGTAGATTCAAACTTACTGACACTGCTACTAAATAATTGCGCATCTACTGTAGCACTAGCTTGATTAAAAGCTTCAGTAGCTCTAGGTGTACCATCTAGATTAGTATCAATATGTTTTTCTGTAACATTCTTACCAAACTCAAACATATTCTCCATGGTTTCACCACGAACATTATGTAGTCCACCAACTTGTCTGATATACTTATCAGCGCGACGAGCTTCATCAGAAGTTAGTTTCTCTCCTCTTATTTTTTTCTGGTATGCTCTATCGCCCTGTATATCCAGGGTTCCACCCATAGTGATATCAGCCATAGCGCCTGCAGATGAAGCACCTATCAACCTATCTACAGCTGCTTCATTTGGTAAGAGATCTTCTAAACCTCTTTTTCTAGCTAATGCAGGATTCCTTTTATATGCTTCAAGTTCTGCAGGAGTCAAACCTCTCATTATTTCAGCTTCCATTGCAGTAGCATTTGGAAAAGCTTCTTTCATCTTAGCTTGTTCAACCACTGTACCTATTGTCAGTCCTTTATTTGTAAAAGCATTATTGACAAGATTGGCAGCGTTATTAACTACATCGGCACGCATATTTTCAGAAATATCAGTACCCTTCAATCCTTGAAACATTCGCCCCATAACACCACTGGCACCATCAACTACATTGATACCCATAGCAGCAGATTTTTGAGATAGAGATGTAACTCCATCTACCATTTGTGCTATGTTTTTAGAAGAATCCATGCCTTGAGCAACGGCTTGTCTTAAGATTGTTTCTAAATCTCCTTGCTTGCCGCCAACACCAGAAAGTTGTCCACGTAATCCAAACATTTGATCTGGAGAATCAAGTATTCCAGCTCTAGCTAATGTGCCTGCTCTCTTAGTATCTGCAAATGCACCTTCACCACGAAATTCTGCACCTAATGCATTTTTTGCATTATCAATTATTCCAGGAATATCGTCCATACCAACGCCGACTCCTGCTAATCCAAATATGTTTTTTGAATCAGCAAAACTGTCCTGAACACCGCCTCGACCCGATCCTAATCCTCTAGTTGAATAACCAAGTGCTTTCATGTAGTCAAATGTTTTTTGGCTAGATGTATCTTGAATAAAGTTTGTTGCTACATCTACTTGTCGTTCTATAGCTTTTCTTTGAATTAATGTTTCAGTTTGTGGAATCTGTTTAAAATAGTCTATTCCCTGTCGTGCAGTTGATTCCATCATAGGAGTGGCTGCAGCTAGTTCTTCAGATGCAGATAGATAGGCTGCAGTGAATCCGCCAACTGGACTTGTAAAAGCGCTAGCTACACCACCTATAGCTGCAGCTTCATATAGGGTTTCACCAACCATAGATCCAGTTTGCAAACCAGATCCAGTTAGTTGTGCTAATTTAGCCTTGTCCATATAGCCGGCTGATTCTAGTGCTTTTTTCATTTCAGTATCATACTGATTAGTAGATACTCTTCTAAGGGCAGTCATATCCCCCTTACCAGCAGCATATGCATCCGTAAACCGCTCATTGGCCATGTTTGCCATCTGAGCACCTAATTCTCTTTTTCTAAGAGTAGATGTCACCATCCCATATTCAGCAACACGACCAGCACCTTGAATCATCATTCCAGCTTCGCCAATCTTATCTAAAGTATCGGCGAGTTTTTCTGCAAAACCTTGACCCATGCCTTGTTGTTGCATTTGGTTTAAAGTTTCTGATTGCATTGCATGTTTTTTAGACAATTGATCGAATGATTTCGCTAATTCATCTACAGATTTATCACCACCATCGAATGCTTCTTTTAATTTATTGAAAGTTTCAATTAACTCATCAGAAGTCTTATCGAGTTCTGCTTTCATGTTAGCTTGAGAACCACCGCCCCCCGCAGCAACATTAGTAGCTATATCTTCTTTATCGCGGGCTGATTGTATTCGTCCAGATATTGTTCTAGCATTAACAACCCTATTACTAATATCTAATTTCAATCGCTGCTGCATTGCTAAATTAGCTTTATCACTAGCTACTTGTTGTATTAACTGATCGCGAACAACTGTTCTTGATTGAAATCGTTTTTGTCCATAGGGCGAATCGATATCTTCTGCAGCATCTAAGATCCGCTGTCCTTGTTTATCAATTAAGCGCTCACCTTTAGCAATTCGTCCTTCTAGAGTTCTGGTAGGGACATTCTCTGCTGCATGTATTGAGCCAGCTTGAGTAGTAGATAATCGTTGTATATTATAAATTTCAGATGCAGTTTCACGCATTCCGAGTGAAGTTCTCATGGATTGCATGAAGGTTTTTTTAGCACCACGTTGGCGAGCTTGGCTTTCACGATCTGCTAGTTTTTGAATTTCTTCAACTCTAGCAGAAATAGATTGCATATTTTCAAATTCTTCAGTAAACATCGCTTCAGCACTCTTATTAGTTGCTTCACGAAGTTTCTTAAAAGATTCATTTAGTTTATTGCGTTCTTCTTTTAGACGATCAAGAATACGACCTTCAGTAATGGAGGTTTTATTCATTCTCTCGTTTCGTGTTTGAAGAAGAGATTCAACTCGATTTTGTATATTTCTAAAATTGTCGTTATTATCTGCCATTATTCATTCCCAAAGTCAATACTCAAATCCCCACCCTCTTCCTCTTCTTCAAGTTCCATATGCTTTTCCATCCACTCGATATTGTTAGGATCAACGATTGGATTATATGGTTCTTCAGAAGCGGATGCACTCTCTTCTTCCAAGCGCTCTTCTTTTTCCATGGCATCTGCCCAGTCGAGTTCAGCTTGAATCTTATTCTCTTCTATTCTATCAGTATCTGCTTTAGCTTGTTCATCGTGTGCTAAACGAGCCTGCTTAACCATATAATATTCATAGGCTAGCTCTTCTAATGTATAGGTTTGTAATAGGGGATCTTTTAGTGGTCTATTGTAGTGTATAGACCACCAATTCATTAAGAAAATATAAGGTTGTCTTTCGCCGAAAGTAGAACGGGCATCTCTATAGGCAAGCTCTTCAATTTGTTCAAATAAAGAGAGTTTTTTTAACTTTGCTGGGAGTTCGATTCCTGAGCTTCTTCCGCCTTCTTTTTTAGTTCTTCTCGCCACAGCTTTTCAACCTTGTTACATTGATCATAGATTTCTAAGATAACGTTCTCATCTAATATAGATGAACCGCCGCTGCTATCTGTCCACCAAGCTGGTCCACTAATAATTTTAGATCTAACATTTGCTAAGGCAATTGCTATAGCTCGTAAGCCGCCTGAAGGATTAGCGAAATCTGCCATGAGTCTAGTTTTTTCTAACTCTACAGCATGTTTACCAGCAATATCTAATAGACATTTAACTCTAAATTGTCCCTTATACTGCTCGCCTGTGTCATCGCCTTCAACTTCTAAATCAAAGCTGCGTTCATTTTTTGGAAGTGCTTCGTACATTGTATCTCCTAATTTACGTAGGGACATTATACTCTATTATCTGAAAGGGTAGTTTTTAGTTAAAAACCAAAAGAATCAAGTGCGGCACCAACAGCATTATCAAGAAAGTTTCCTTTACCAACTTGCTCAACTCCACCATCCGAAGTATCGTGTCCTACGGGGAAATTTGGTTGCATTTCATCAAACCAGCCAACAGCTTTCCACTGTAACTCTATAGTAGATAATGTACCTGCTTCGATGGTTTGTGATTTATTGGTTATAACTGCTTTATTGGTTTTGAATATAACCTGATCAGTCATATGGTCACGAATTTCTATCGTAATATACTTATGGTGTAAAAAAGAGAGAACATTTGGTTGAACTAACTCTTTTGCCGGACCTTTGCCTGGAATATGAAACATACCAAGCGTTCCAGTAACCATAACTCTTTGAGGAGCTAGTTCCCATGGAGTCCAATCGTCTATAGTCCAAATTTCTTCTTGAAGTGTGCTTATATTATAAGATGCTTTAAAAGCAAAACCGAAAAGTTTATTATTTACTTTGATAATGCAACGTGAACCAGTTAAATATCTACCGAAATTATTTAATGGAGATAGTGCACCAAAGGCACTATTAAAAAGTTGTTCAGTCAATGCACTACTTGCACCAGTTACAGTACCTTGTTTAGTAAAAGCATTATCTATTTTACCCATTAACTTAATTCCTGTCCAACACCTGATTTAGCCGAGATGTTAGTATCATCATCCATATATCGTGCTTTAAATGTATAAGTTTGTCTAGCTGCAGTTGTTTTTGTTAAATCAAATTTTAAACTTGTAAACCTACAATCTCTTAACAAAACTACAGATGTTTCTCCAGGACCGGGAGATGTTATGTTTCTAAGAAGAATATCATCTACTGCTCTAGCTGCTGCTTTTGCTTGATCTAAAAATCCAGTTCCAGCAGAACCAGGCGCAATTATGGGTAGTTTTTGACGAATTTCAATATTGAACATTTTAGATTGAAAAAATCTTACAGGATTAAAGTTCTCGTCAGCTCCACCATCAAATTGCCCACTAGCATTTGGCAAACCCAAACTACTTAAGTTTATACCGGGTGGTCCATAACTACCAATACTATTCCCCTTATCTGCTGTATCTTTAGGAGCGTATTTATTAAGATACTTATTTAGTCCACGACCGTATCTTATTATTGATAAACTTCCCTCAACATCATAAGTTAATGGTTGAATAGTCTCTACTTCAAAACGACCTAATACACGAGGTGACGCGTGATTAACGGTCACCGTGTAAGAGATGTCGGTGGCATATGCCACCGTCTTATTGTTGAGGATTATTTTGGCGTTACCACCAGTAAGGAAAAATGGTACCTTACCCATAACGAACTCCCGTTATTAGGCTAGATCTTCTTGTCCACTTGGACCAACAGCATTGCTATCACCAAGATCTGAATCGTCCATATAAATTGCAACAAATGCGTAATTATCAACGATAACACCACGCTTGTTTAAAGTCATACCACGACGTGTCAAGCGACACTCTCTTAATTTAGCAACTTTTTGATCTGTAGTAGGAACAGTAGTATCTCGCCCAGCACCAGTCTTTTGAAATATCTCTAAATCAAAAGTTTGTGATACTAAAATTTGACCTGGATCAAGATGACTCTGAGCATTACTGTCATTGTCACCAATATTTTTAGGTGCATTGCCCTTACCATCTTTTGCATCTTTGATTTTTGCAGTGTTTGCACTATTTGTATAACGGATAACACTAAAGGTTCCGTCTACTGAATATGAAACAGGTTCATTTGAATGAACTTCATATTTACCAATTGATTCAATTGGAATAGTTTGAACGGTTACGTTATAACTAACATCTGCACAATAAGCGAGAGTCTTTCCAAACAGTTTAATTCTCGCGTTGGCGCCGGTAATAAAACCTGGCTTCATTCCTGACATAATAAATCCTTTTTCTTTTTGGTGTTACGGATCACCATTACCATGATATTTTTTTGAGTCACAATGACTCACTACTATAATATCATGGTATTGAGTAAAAACCCCAGGCACTTAGTACCTGGGGTTTAATTTTACTTATTAAAGTGTTATCCCTGAGTCGCACGCTGGATAGTGATATCCGCTAGAACAAAGTCAATACCTTCAACTATCTTAATTGTTACTTCAATAAAGATAGTATTACCTTCAATCCGAACGACAAGGTTCTTGAACCCTAGAGGGGCATCAGTTGTACTTACTGTAACGCCTTGAGCTAAGAATGTACTTAGGATACTAGAAGCAACGCCTTCAACGTCGGCAACCGATACTGTATTCTTTCGACCAACGAAGACTGACTCCATTGTGTTTCGGAAATTGAATGCTACAATATCAGCAGCATACAGTACGTTGGCACGGTTGAATACGAAGTTTCCATCGCGTCCATAAGTAGTATTATCTACGACAACTCTGAATCCGCCAGACTGTGGAGCTTCCATGAAGGTTATGCCTGCTTGGATTGCTTCATCTGTCTGAAGATCTGGATCGAAATCAGTTACGATATCTTCTTCAGCGGTAGACATTGGTTGTGCGGTATGACGGATACCCGAACAGTTCAAGAATTTGAAAGTTAAAGGTTCACCAATTGGAGCTCCACCACGTGCACCAGCCAATAGACAGCTAAGTGCCCAAGGTTGGAACCACTTAATAGTTCCTTGTGAATCAATATTTCTAGTATCTTGAATTGCCATTTGGATACGTCCGTCAGCCATAACACCAGCTTGTGATTTAGAATCAGCAAAGCTTGCCTTATAAGATAGGTAACCTTGACGCTCTGATCTCTTCTTAGTTGTTTTCATAAGAGATAAATGAGTCTTAATTGCCTGGTGAATACCAGCGATTGTATATGTTGAACCAGAATCGGTTAAACTGTCAGCAATATCATCTGTTGCATTTCTTGAGAAAAGAGGCAACACTGAGTTAACATGGAATTTCTGAAACTTCTCAAGACCAGCTACGATATCAGCAGGAGTTGTTGCTCCGCGAGCACCACCAGCTAGAGGGGTTTCAGTTATAGCATTAGGGAGACCAGTATTAGATTGAGAAATAATATCTGCTGTAGAAGATAACTCGAAGAAAGCTGCGACATCATCAGCATCTTTCTTAAGACGAGCTGGTTCCTCACCACTAGCAGATAAAGCACCGATATTAGTAACTTGATCTAATGAATTTGGGCTTAATTGATTGTAGATTGCATCTGTAATAGAAGCACTCCAACCAGCGTATGTGGCTAAATTTATTTCAGCTACAAGATCTGTAAGAACTGGGAATGAATCTTTAAGGAAGGTATATACAACAGCACCACCTTCTTTTAATTCAATCTTATCGTCGGTGATAGATACTTTTGCATCTGTTGGATCGCCAGTACCATCGTGTCCGATAGTAAAAATAACGTTTCCACCAACTTCTTCTGATTCGCTTGTACCATCTCTTTTTTGTTCAACAGTAATAGTTGCACTTGGTTCGATATTTGGAACTTCAAAAGAAGCTGTTAAACCAAACGCTGAAGCGGTTGCACCAGAAATTTCAAATGAACGTCCATAGCCGTTTTGATTAGCAGTTGGACTTGCAGTTTGAGTAATAGTTACAGTTGAGGCAGTATCTACACCACCCACTGTAATAGTCATACCAGCAGGAAGACCAGCAGACCAGTTACCAGCAAGAGCAAGATCTGCAGCAAGAGCTGCATTATTCGCAGGTATACCAGATAATGTAAAAGTATTAGGAGCTCCACCATTTGTATTTAGTGTGAAGCTTTCAGTACCGGCCATAGCACTTTCGTCAAAAGCTGTACCAGCTTGAGAAGCAGGTGTTTCTGCAATAAGGGTAGAAGTATAAGTTACTCTGTTTCCACCAGTTCCCCACTCTTCAGACTGTATTGTTCCATAAGAGTTGGCAAGAGCTAGTGTTGCTCGAGTAGAAGCATTGGTTTTATAAAACCAAACTGTTTGGGCACCAGAAGGAATTGCGGCATCTGCAGCAGGAGCATACAAGAATGCGGCTGAATCAACGATTGGTCCAGTTCTATATTTATTTCTGATGGAGACTAATTGATCGGCAGTGAAGCGATTGTTTGCGATATTGATTTCTGTAGCACCAGGAGCACCAGCGTCGGCCTCACCTAGAACTGCAATCAGACCAGCTGGCCCAATTGGAAAACCACCACCCAAATCGATGTTAGTCTTTGAATAGGCACCAGGTTTAAAAATTGTGGCACCATTGAAGGTTGTATTAATCGCCATTATGTGGCCTCCTAGTAATATTAATCATCGCACTTTATATTATAGCAGGCTACTCTAGCTAATAATTTACTTAATGCCAAATAGCACAAGTGCTTGATTATATTTTGTTTCTGTCTCAGATTTAGTCAAACCTCGTGCTTGAAAATCTACTAATATTATTTCTTTCATCCATGATTTTATCGTGTGGCGCCTGTTAGCCAACATCCACCATTGCTCAAAACTGATCTTTGGTTCATCGCTATCACCAGTGACTATTTTAACTATGCTAGTTTTCTTAATAGAACTGCGCTTCTTTTTTTCAATATCTTTAATTTTTACTCGCAGATCTAAATCTGACTTATTAGTTGTATTTGTCATAAAATCTCCTAGTTAATAATAACGTACTGCTATGGTTATACCTTAACAGGAATCTTAACGCACTCTTCGTCTTGAGTAAATACTTCTACTTCTACATCATCAATATCTATATAATCCTCAGCATCCCAGAACTTTTGAACAATAGCTCTAAATCTAATGGTACGAACGAATATATTATCTGCTAACTTACTGTTATCTCTATTATAGTCAGTAGCACTAAAGGTGTGTAATTGTAGGCCTAATTTCTCTGCTCGTCGTTTTCTTTTAAATAGGATAAAACAGATTATTTCATATAGCCATAGGGTTTCATCACTATTTCGACTGGCATGTATTGCTATATCTAATTGAGCAATGAATGGAGCAGTACCAATTTCAGCTTCTTCACCGGCATCCCAAAAATCACCAATAGCACTCTTAGTTTCGTCTTCTTGCTCGGTAGCTAACTTAATAGATATTTGAGGTGCTTTCTGCGGATTTAAAGACCATGCCTGGACTACAGGTATTTTAGTTTCAATAAACCATTGCTTTATCTGCTTAACATAAGCAGCACCATAGTCAGTATCCATAGGTTCACATGTATAATATTCAAACACCTTATCTAGGACATCAGGATTCTGCTTTATTATCGCTATCCCCTCCTGAATAAGTCTATGCAGCGCTACTTGTGGCATTACGTTAGGCATTATGCAAACTCCCGTTCATAGCTACTCACTATATAATCAACAGAAACACGTATTGCTTCTTCGATTCGTTTATTTGTATCCATTATATATCCAGTCATATCCATCTCTTTAGCAGGTAGCACCCACTGTGTAGCTGCATCTTGCTTTTCTGAGGCTGTTGCGAATTTCACTGCGCCCCCGGTATTGTAGTTTCCTTCAGCAGCTGCAGCACTAGCTCTTTGAGCATGGAGTTGTTGAAGTCTATCAGTTATTATACTCTTAAACTGAGATGCCATATGTTGTGCTCTAGCGGATCTATTATCCATACTATTTTGAAGCAACGATGCTCGAGCCTCTTGTTGATCTGCTACCTGATCTCTCATTGTATTAAAGATATTGCGTATAGGCTTTACTTTTTTCTTAGCACCTATAGGAATAACTTGGTACTTGTATCCTTCTTCAGACACCTTACCATTTCTTACTAAATCAGGTAGCATATGACGTTCAGGAGTCGAATAATCCATGGTGCCAGATCTAGTGGTTATAATGAATCCGCCACCTATCTCCTGAACATCAACATCACCAATGAACTCTTCAGCTCCGATATCTATAGCGTAATCAGTTATTTCTGCTATAGCATTCGATACTATGTTTAGAATAGATTCATTAATATCCCTAGAAGCTATATCGATAATTTCGTCTAACTCATTAGGTAACCAGCCACCATTACTTAGCGACCAACGCAGCTTTTGTAATTCTGCATCTGGATTCATAACCTACTTCTTAGATTTCTTGATAACTTTTGCTTTCATATCTTTTAAAAAGTTCTCTCTCTCCATTTGAGCCCAGTCATTGGCAAAAGAGATTTTAATATGTCCATCAGGGGATATATCTACGGAGGGTTTTGATAGGTATGGGTAGTAATTACTGTGAACCTGCGAATCGTTAGCTGGAGAGGTAGAATATGCATCTACCGTTGTAGCTTTTCTTCCAAGTTTATCTATCTTGTCTTGGAGTTCTAAAAGCTTATGCTCTAATAGATCAATAGAATCCCCAGCATCATTATTAAGTACATTGTGTTTATCTACAACATCTGTAAGAATATTTTCTAATCTATCGAAGAGCTTCATAATCTTCTGCTCAACTTGCTGAAGATCTACTGCCATACCATGACGCATTTCTTCTCTGATATTTTCCATTTCAGAATAGATATTGACAATATTATGTTTACGGTAGTTATCAATTAATTCACCTAAACCACCCTCAATAGTATCGTCACCTAAATCATTCTCATCTAGAATTTCTAATTCTTTTTCATCTTCAGGTAGATACCATTCAAACACTGACATAAGTTCAGCAGCAACTGCTGGAAGTGACTTATTAGTCCACTGATGTATTTGCTTATGTCCATCAATAATTCGTCCAGAATATACATCATTAACATGCTTGCGGATAGAGATTTTATAATTATCAAAACCAATCTCCCGATGACCTTCATCAGCCATATCTGACACTGCTTCACGAAGCATGCGAAAAGTACCATTACCAATGAGACGCAGGGAATCTCCATGTGTTACTTCAAATACAGTATCGCTTGGAGCACCGCCTGATCTAATTATATTCTTTTGTAACTCTTCATCGGCAACCAGATAAGACAGGTGGCGACTTTTTTGTAATTTCATTTTTATTGCTGCAGCAATCCCATCTCTGCAATAATCAGTCATGGTATCCCATGGAAGATCGTGGGGAGCAAACCAGGTGAACTCATTCATTTCACCATTACTCTTAAGTCTACCTTTAAAGGAATTAACGATGAACTGCTTAGTATCATAACCACGATAGTTAGCACTGTTGCATTCTTCAGCATCTTGGGCAACTAGACCAGTTTCTTCACGAAGTTCTCTTAAAGCTGCTTCTTTATGTGTTTCATCAGCATCAGCATGTCCACCTGGAGTAGACCACATCCCGTTGTCGCTTCTACGTCCCAACAGCATTTGTCCTTCGTCATTAACTACAAGACAACCAGCACCCTTACGCTCATTCTTCTTTATATATTTTTCTAATGATTTTCTTAACTTAGCTTTTTTCTTCTTACGTTCTAATTTTTTCTTATCAACTTCTTTTTTAGCTTTAGTGTGACCTTTTTCGCCCCACTTTCCACCTTCATGTTCTTTACCTTTAGACTCTGTATCACCACCGCCACCTTTTCCAGCATACTTTCCAGCTACAGAAGCAGGAACCCTATCACCTCTTGAAGAAGTCTTAGACTTATCCTTACCATGCAAAATGGCCATCATGTATCTGAACTGTTTTTTTGATACTGGACTCGGCACTACGCATCCTCATTATGAATCACAACTATATTCATTATAACTTGCTCAACTGTTATACATCTTTTTCTGGTGGATTAGCTAAGAAGTCTCTCTTTACAAGTACTTGCTGTGGAAGTCTTATGGGTAATTTTACACCACCTACTAACTCCTGAGTAATCCTGAGCTCTCTCATATGCTGCAGAACGTTATACACGGGATTCGCAAAGTAACTAGCAACTAATACTTCGCCCCTATCAACTGATGTATCAAATGGCGGTTCAAAACCGGCAATCCACTTTATTTTACCGTCATCTATTTCAAAATTAGTACCCTTAATCATTTCAGTAAGAACTCCAGAGCGAACATATGCTAAATAATCCATACTCTCAATGGGGTAACGTAGTTGCTGTTTAGCGTCTGGTCTAATCTCATATTCTTTAAGTTCCCATACTCGAATCGGGAAATCAGGAATAACTAGTTGGTCAAAGGTTTGAAATTCAGCAGATGTTCCATCTGCGTATTCGGTTGGTAGAGTTACAACAGCAGTACCGATTTCCCAAATACCCTGCATTTCAAAATTCTTTTCAAGTGAATTACTATAGAAAACACCAAAAATCTCTTTTTCTCTATAGTAGAGTATACCGTTACCGTCGCATACTGGGCAAAGTGGATCGTGGCTATTATCTTCTACAGTTACTATATTAGGGCAGGGTGCAGCTACCTTATGTATGAACCTTATTCCTCTATTTTGAATAAGTTGATCAAATGAGACACCCTTGAGACTTGGATCAGGTATGAATATAGGTAGTGGAGATGGGTATGAAGTAGGTGACTTTGGATACGTAGTTCCACCAGGTCCTGATCCTCCAGCAGAACCACCCCCACCGAATCCAGATCCAGTTGGTGTTGTACCAGAAAATTTACCATTATTATTACTGTCGTTTGCCATACTTACTCCTAGAGTCAATTATACCATTGGTATGTATAATAACCATAGGGGTTTAGAATATGAATAAGTACCAAATGGATGCCAAGGTTATCAATAACCGTGAAGATGTTTGGTATCTACTTAATATGTGCCGCGTGTTAGAAAAACTCAATATCATAGTGGACTCATCCTTATCTTTTGATATAACTGGTTTAAGAGTATTAGAAATTTGGACTTATAATGAGCAGTGCAAAAGAAGCTAAGAGTTTAGTGGAAACTAAGCGTTATGTACTTAAACTTAGTTTCATGACAACTCTCATTAAATTAGGATTAATGTGATGCAGCAGGTATTTATATTTTATAAATACGAAGATTGTGCTATAATGGAATTATTCCTAGATACCATGCACCAGCTCCAATTAATTAATGAGAAATCATACATGGTTATTCCAGATGTTACCCGTGAAATAGAACAATGGAAATTAGTTTTTTATTGAGGTTGTTATGGACTTATATCCAGAGAGACGCACACCAGTAGATCACAGCGGTAGACGAGTAAAAATAGATGCGGTTTTATGTTTTTGCACCACACTCAATATGGTTGGATTATTGAGTCAATATGGGTATGCATATATTCACAATAAATTAAATTATAATTTACAACTACCGAAACCCTTGGACATATACGATGTTTGAAACTAATTTTACTATAGATGATTTTCATTATAAAATCATGAGAATGTTCATGACCTGTAATCGTATAGAACTCTTCAATGAATTCAACTTAGATTGCCCTGTACATCTTCAAGAAACATATTTACTCCGTGATCAAATAGGACTGGCCTGGATAGATCATGTAACCCGCGAATCCTTGCTTAGGCCGAATGGTGATTGA